GCAGTCGATCAAGGAGAAAATAATGTTTAAAAAAATCTTAAACGAACTCCATGCTTTGGCATGGACATTATCTGGAGGTGTAATTGTTTTAATTACATTATCTGGCAAAACTCAAACTTATGGATTGTGGCTAACTGTTGCTGCTTTTGTTGTCCACATGTTTGGCGTATTAATTAAAAAGGAGGATTAATGTCTAGTGTAAATAATATCCTATTGAGAATACTTGCTGTTTTCGGTGCATCAGGTCTTGGCGTTATTGGCGCTGGTGCTGTTGCTGGCGTTAGCTTGCCAAAGGCTATTTTTATGGCCGGAATTGGCGGTGTTGCTAAAGTCGTAGAAGGTCTTGCAAATGCCTTCCTTGATGACGGGAAATTATCTGAAGATGAAATTGAGTCAATATTCAGCAAGGCAAAAAGTAAGCCTGAAGAATGAGACTAATGTATACTGTAAATAAGTGGTTTTAGACCGCAAAGGAGAATTTTATGATTAAGATTTCAGAACAAAATAAGGCAATGATTGCCTCTTATGGTAGAAGCGTTTTAGGCGCAGCAGTTGCTGTCTATGTTTCAACCGGTGATGTAAAGATGGCTGCAAATGCACTCTGGGCTGCTGCTCTTCCAGTGATTTTACGCTATGTGAACCCAAATGATTTAGCATTTGGCAAAGTCAAGGCTGGTAAATAATGCCAAGAAAGTATAGCTATTATCCAAGTTTTGACGGAAAGGGCGCACAGCCTGGAACCGAGAAGTTAGTTGAACTTTGCGGTAAGAGATGGAAAACATCCAATATGGGAATTTACTCCCCCCGGTTGATGAGAAACTCTAAGACTGCTGGTAAGAAGATTGGTGATCCAGGTATGGAGAAGTACCTTAGTGTTCACGCAACTGGTGCTGCATGCGATGTCGGCTATACAGACCGTAAGGTTGGAGTTGAAATGTGGAACTGGTTCATTAAGTACACTAAAGAGTTAGGTATTGAAGAAATTCATGACTATGCATTTGATGCAAACCCTAAGGACAAGAATCAAGGGTATGGTCGCGGATTTAGGTGCTCAAGAGGTGAGAATGAGGCTGGGGTAAAAATTTTTACCGAGTCTGATAATGCTGGTAGTTTTGGAGGGAAGTGGTTACATTTAGAGCTTTCTCCAGAGATGGCAAAAGACGCTGCAAAGTTTGAAGCAGCTTGGAGAGCATTGCCTAAACCTGGTGCTGCTTAATTAGGAGATTCTATGTCTAGAAACAAAACATGTGCTTGCGGTTGTGAGTGTGTTGACCAATGCGATTGTGGTTGCGAGGAATGTGACTGCTAACGATGGCTGCTAAAAGAGAAATTAGTATATACCAAGGAGATACATATCTCCACGAATTAAGGATTAGAAATAGTAGTAATACTGCTATTAATATAACAGGGCGTGTATATACTGCTCAACTTAGGAAGAGTAAGTCTTCAGATACTGCTGTAACATTCACAACGGCAATTACAAATGCTGCTAACGGTGTTTTAACATTTAGTTTAACTCCAGAGCAAACATCTAACATAGATGCTGGTTCATATATTTATGACTTGCAAGAACTTAACGGTTCAATTGTAACCACTTTGATAAGTGGAACAGCAGTTGTTTCAAGAGAGGTTAATCATGGGTGAAGTTACCTATGTAACTGTTACGTCTGGTGATATTACCAATGTAACAATTTCAGAATCAGATATCACTGCGCTTAGTGTTCAGTCATCTGAGGTTACAACAGTTTTGGCCGCCCCCGCAACAATCGTTTTGGGTGGTGAGCCTTTTTTAAGTGGTGGAGATCCAGCGGATATTGCAAGAGCAGCTTCTTCTGGGGTGTCAACCCTGTTTAGCAGAAGTGACCATGTTCACTCAATTGCAAACACGCTATTAGACGGAGGAAATTATTAATGGCAAATACAATTAGAATTAAAAGAAGAGGCTCCGGTAATGCTGGGGCTCCAGGTTCGTTAGAGAATGCAGAGCTTGCATATAACGAAGTAGATGATGTTCTTTACTACGGTAAAGGTTCAGGCGGTGCAGGAGGCACTGCTACAACAGTAGAGGCAATTGGTGGTGCAGGCGCATATTTGACCCTCTCTGGTGTTCAAACAGTATCAGGAAATAAGACTTTCAATGGTCTTGTTCTTGTACCTACTCCAACAGCAAACACTCATGCTGCAACAAAACTTTATGTTGACAATGCAATTGCTGGAGTTACTCTTGGCAATACCGCAGTCACAGTCGGCTCTTATGGCAGTGCAAACACTGTTGCTACATTCACTGTACAGGGAGATGGTCGTCTAACTGCTGCTGGTAATACAACGATTTCAATTACTGGTTCACAAATTAGCGATCTTGGAACAGCTACCGTTACATCAGTCACAGGAACATCAAATGAAGTTACTGTCTCTGGCACTGGCACTGGTCCTTGGACTGGTGCTGTAACAATTGGTCTTCCAGATGATATAACAATTGGAAATACACTTACCGTTACAGGAGATTTGATTGTTAATGGGAATACAACAACTCTTAATACCGCAACTTTGGTTGTTGAGGATAAGAATGTTGTTCTTGCAAATGTCGCTACACCGACAGACACAACGGCAGATGGTGCTGGTATTTCCGTTCTTGGCGCAACTACAAAGACATTTAACTGGGTTGATGCGACAGATGCATGGACTTCATCAGAGAATCTCAATCTTCTTGCTGGAAAGGTATTCCAAATTGGTGGAACTTCAGTTCTTTCAAATACAACTTTAGGGTCAGGAGTCATATACTCAAGTTTGACCACACTTGGCACTATTGTAACTGGTGTATGGAATGGCACAGCCATCGCTTCAACATCTGGTGGTACTGGATTAACTTCATATACAACTGGTGACTTAATCTATTCTTCATCTGGGAATACTCTTTCTAAACTTGGAATTGGAACAACAGGTCAATTCTTGAAGGTTGTCGCTGGAGTACCTTCTTGGAGTGATACAGTAGATGGCGGTACTTTCTAATAGGAGGAAGTAATGGCTAATACCATTAAAATTAAAAATTCAGGTACCGCTTCTAATGTCCCCTCTTCCCTTGAATTCGGTGAGTTGGGTCTTAACTATGCTGATGGAAAACTTTATTATAAGAATGCATCAAACACAATTGTGGAGTTTGGAGGTAGCACATCTATTGATCTAGATGGTTTATCTGATACTGTAATAACAACACCAGAAGAGTTTCAAACTCTACAGTACAATGGAACTAACTGGGTAAATAATTATTCCCCTGTTGTATCATATGTCCGTAATGCAGAATCAAACACCTTAACAACCGGTACATGCGTATATCTATTTGGAGCTACGGGGGATCATGCGACAGTTAAGAGAGCGGATAATGATTCAGATGCAACATCTTCAAAGACAGTTGGGGTCATTGGCGCAAATATTGCAGCCAGTGAAAATGGACCGGTTGTTACAAGAGGATATGTTGACGGTATAGATCTTTCTACTGGGTATACAGCAGGTGATGTTCTTTGGCTTGGGGAGGATGGTGCGTTTACGAAAACAAAACCTTCTGCTCCCGAACACCTTGTTTTTATTGGAGTTGTAGTTCGTGCTACCAATAATGGAATAATCTATGTAGCAACTCAAAATGGGTATGAATTAGATGAACTACACGATGTTTCCATCACAACTCCAGCATCAGGACAGATTTTAGAATATAATGGTAGTTTATGGGTAAATAGAAATACTGTTCGTGACAACATGATCAGATTCTATATGGAGGTTATATAATGGCTGTAATTCAGAAAAGATTAGCTGGCCCAACACAAATATCAACAGTTACTGCTGTTGCTTATACTGTCCCTCTTAATACAACTACAATAGTTAAACAAATTCTTATTACAAATACAACAGCATCTGCAAGAACTGCAACAATCCGTTTAAAACCCCTCAATGTTGCTGAGGCTAATACTCACGATATCTTAAGCAATGTTACTATTAATGCTAATGAAACTCTTTCTTTCAACTGCTCGATGGTCTTAATTAATAATGGAAGCACTGCTAATAGCACAAATAGCGATCAGATTACATTCCTATGCTCTGCGAACTCTGCATTGAATGTGACAATTTTTGGAGTTGAGGAGTCATAATGGCCGGTATATCTAGGTTCCCTGCTTTAAACGCTTTCGGATCATTCATCGATTCCCCAGACCCAATTTACGGAACTGGCTCTGATGGGACAGTAACAATTTCTGCTAATACAACATTGACGACTGATAAGTTTTATTACAATCTTACTGTCAACTCTAATGTTGTTTTAAACACTGCTGGTTATAGAGTTTTCGTAAAGAACCTTTTAACCCTTAACTCCAACTCCACTATCGGAGTTGGAACGGCGAATAACTACACGATGACAACTGGCTTCTCAGGAACTGGAACGATCTCAGGAGGCGGTGCTACCAACACGGCTGTTACCAATAGTCTTGGCGGTAACAGCGCATCTCAAACTGCAACTCCTCCAACCGTTGCACAAGGAGGCACTGGTGTGAAACCAGACTTGGCAAACTCAGCAACACTTACTGGTTACTGGTATCAACCAACTCAATCTGTAAAAGGATATGTTCTCAATGCAAGTAATACAACACCACTGTTCTTAAGAGGTGGTGCAGGTGGTTCTAGCGGTGCAGGTGGTGGAGTTTTAATTATTGCATCTCGTTATATCTCTGCAACTGCTACATCTTATTTTGACGCTGCTGGCTTGGCTGGTAGTGGTGGAGGAGGCGGTGGAGTAATTATTGTTGTCTCCAGTAGCGTAGCACTACCATCAGGTCTTACAACTGATGTTACAGGTGGTACAGGTTGTGCTAATGGTACAGTGATATACTCTCAATTGGTTTAATATGACTGGCATAGAAAGATATAGTACTAAAACATTAAGAACATTTGCAATTGGTGATATTGGTCCCGGTGGTGGAATTATCTTCATTACCCCCTCAACTGAAGGAAACTCTACTGGGAAATATTTTGAAGTTGCTCCTTACAAGTGGAATGGTGGTGTTGGTGATCCGATAAGAAGATGGGCTCAGTCTTCACCAGTTGACTATAGAACAACGGCGGTTGCGGGTGCTGATGGTTTAAACATTGGCACTGGTTATCAAAACACTATTGACATAATAAATCAAGGAAATGTTGATACAGCGAATTCAGCTGCAGCTTTGGCTCAATCATACCGGGGTGGTGGTTTTGTCGACTGGTTTTTGCCATCCCTCAATGAAGTATTGGAGTTCTATAAGTTAAAAACAGCCAATATTTCTGGCTGGAATACTAATTCGTACACCACCTCCTCGGAGTATGATGCCAGCAATGCCTATGCTGTCTACTGGTCTGATGGCTCAGCTTATCCTGAGGATAAGTCAATATCTAACAATATGTCAGTTAGGCCAGTAAGAATGTTCTCTGTTGAGCCATCGGCATCAGTTCAAAGAATCGGTAATGATTCTGTTTATGGGGGCGGTCAAGATGGCACCGTTGTAATTGCCTCAAATACATCTCTTACTAGAGATATGTATTATAACAATCTTACAATCAATAGTGGTTCTCATTTAAATACAAATGGATTTAAAGTTTTTGTAAAAAATACTTTAACCCTTAATGGAAATATTGGAGTAACATCTTCACAAGCCGTTTCTGCTGGTACTCTTGCTGGTCGTTTAGCATCTGGTTCTGGTAATACAAGCGTTTCTATTGGCGGTAATTCAGGTGGAAATACATTTATTGCTTCTCAAATTTCAGCATCCGATAGTTCAAATCTTGAATTTCTTATTTCTGGTATAGCATTTAATTCCTCTGGGCTAATTACCTCAATCAAGGGGGGTGCTGCCGGAGCAACAGGGGCAAGCGGAACTATAACCCCAGGAGGGGCTGGCAGTCCAGGAACTCTTTTAAGAAATGCCCTAGTTCCTGGTGGCTCTGGAGGTCCTGGAACGGCTCCACCTGCATCTGCTGGAGGTGCTGGAGGTGCTGGAGGTGCGGTTGTCCTTATTGTTGCTAAGCAAGTCATTGGTTCTGGAGTGATTTTATCTCAAGGACAAAATGCAAATGTTGGAGCAAGTAGCTCAACTGGTAATGTTGGAAACACCGCTCCTACTGCAACACTGACTCATCTAAGTGATGGCTCAGCTCACTACATAACTGGTGATGGAACAAGCGGTCCTCATGCCTCTGTATCAGCACCAAATGTCCCTCATGGTGGTCATGTCCCATATACACAAAACAGATTACATGGTTACACATACCGATATGTTCATCAAGGAAATACTCATCATACTCATAATAATGTTTATGGAGACTGGCATGCAGATCATGGAACACATAACCCCCCTTTCGCACACCACTACGGGGATTTTAATGATACGCCTCATGTTAATGGTTTGACAGGAACATACTTCGCTATTAACGGCATTCCTCATAATCACAGTCACAGGAATCATAGTGGTATTGCTTTTACATTTGAATATACTCATTACAGCGGGCAATTTAATCAAACCCATGATGTCCCTCATCACAGCTTTCATGAACCTGCCATCGGTGACGGTAAGCACCATATCCCCGCATCTCATGGTCATCGCAATTACCCTAGACACCATGTTGACAACAACCACTCTCACTTTAGAGCTAGGAATGCAGGGACTATCTCCTCACAAGGCAGTAACACATACCCCGGAGGTGCTGGTGGAGCAGCAGGTTCTTCAACAGCTGGCGGTAGTGGTATAACTGGCGGTGGTGGTGGTATAATTATTATTACAGATTTAATCGCTAATACAGTAGTGACATCAGCAACTGGTGGTACTGTATCTGGTGGTGGCACAGGTCAATCAGGCACTGTACTAACTATATTAAACCAATAAGAGGATTTATGGAATTTACACTTTCAAATGAAAAAAAGATAGAAATGGCTCAACATGCCTTAGGCACACTAGAAATGCACTATTATCGAGAAGTTGTTATCCTAGGGGAAGACCCAGAAACCTTTGTAGCGCCTAATGTTTCAGAAATTACGGACCCAGTTCAAGTTTCTTCATATGCCAACATAATCTCACTTGCGGAAAAAATGGCAAACATTCAAAGAATTATTGATTCGATTCAGTAATATGTATAGGGTCATATATTGTCCATCAGATGAGTTTCTAGAAGAGTCCGCCATTCTTGCTAAGAAAAATTATTTACAAATAATTGTTGGCGATAATGATTACACAAAAAATTTGGAATTTAATAGAGAAAAAGTGTCTGTTGTTTCAATACCTGAGCACAAAGGCGCTATGCTCTTAAACTCTGTTAAAAAAGGATTCCATCAAAGTATTAAATATAAGAATGACTTTATTATTATAAAGAATAAAATTAATTTATTTATTAACAATGAGTTAGTTAAACCAGTGTATGAAGAATCTCATATTGCAAAATTTGTATATATTTGCAAAGAGTATGGCAATTATTCTTGTAAGATAATTGTTGATGAAAAAGTAGAAGAGGAGTTTTCTTTTGTTGTCAATTGAAAAAGAAGAAAAAGCACCCTGTATTTGGGTTTATAAAAATGTTTTTGATAGTAAAAATTTTTGTGAATTGATTGAAAAAGAAACACAAAAAGAATGGCCATTGATTGATTGGTTTTATTCAAACACCGGAGATGGTGAGCAGACAAAAATTAGTGAATATAGAACATCTCTTGAGATGCCAATGGATCCCTTTTTTTCCGACACGATTAATGAAGATCTAAAGAGTCTTCAAAATTTATTTATTGAAGATATTTTTTCTAAAATTGATGAATGTATTTGGGATTACAGAGAGTGCTTTGATTTAAATCTCAATGCAGATTCTGGTTATCATCTTTTAAAATATATTGATGGAGGGGAATATCACATTCATCATGATCATTCATCCAAGAATGGGAGAGTGTTGAGTCTAGTTGCCTGTCTTGGTGATGATTTTGACGGCGGAGAATTGGAGTTTAATAATTTTGATTTAACAATAAAATTAGATAAAAACTCATTAGTGCTTTTCCCTTCTAATTTTCCTTACACTCACATAGCTCACCCTGTAAAAAGCGGTGTAAAGTACAGTCTGGTAACATGGTTCGTATGAAAAATATTTCTGAAATCGAACCAATTTTATACACATCATACTTTCTCACAGAAGAAGATGGCGATATTATTCTCAAGTTTAATACATCAATTGGGTTAGTTGATATTGATGCAAATGATTATGATACATTTTCAACAGAAGTAGGAACCCTTATTGCTTTTAAGAAATTTCATTCAGGAGTCCATAATTATGTATATTTTTCTGGGTTAGAAAAAAAGAATTTTCAAAACATATCTTATGAGTCTTTTCAAGAGCATTTTGATAGACAAATAGATGAATTTTTCGTAGTTTACTCATTTCTAGACTCATCGGTAGTTCCAGCGAGAGATAATCAGTCACTCGCCTACAATTTTATTCCAGATAGTTTTGTAAGATGTGATTACGGAATGCTCGGTGTTAAGCCATTTTATTTACTCCCAAACAGACTTTCAATAAAAAGAACGGCAAGTCTTATGGATATTGCAGGGGTCGGTCATCTTTTATGCACATTCACAGATAACACAGAAAATCCTAATAAAGACTCTCAAGGAGCAAACGCAAACGCAAGGACTCTTACCGGTGCTTTAAAAACCATTTATGAATGGTCTGAGGTATATAAGCCTCCATTTAGTAACCAAGAGCCAATTGCTAAGGCTGCATATGATTTTCTGAATGAGATTGGGATGCCAGAAGATGTTTTAGCCGATATTATCAATTCACAGGGGGATATGAAGGTTGCCAGATACCTTAAAGGTGAAACTAGACAGGTATATGATATAGACGAAAACACACAGACACCAGACTCTCTGAAAAAATTTATTAATAATAGATGCAAGTATTCATATTTATTTAATATGAAGAATAGTCATATAAATGGTTTTGCAATACCTAATGATCTTATTGCAAAAGAAAAAGAAGGTCTTGCCTCAAAAATTTTTGAATTTTGCGTTATGCATGGTATAGATTTTAATAATTATCAAGAAGTCATAGATTATTTTGCGCTTCATCCAAATGAAGAAATTGAAAAATTAATTGATTTGTATAATAAAATTAATTAGAAATATAGGTATTAAAAATGAACAAAATAACAATAGTTGGCAGTGGCACCGCTGGTTTAGTTGGTGCAATAATGTTACGCTCAGCTTTCCCCTTGATGGATATCACAGTGGTTTCATCATCTCAAGTCGGAATTATTGGTGTCGGTGAGGGGTCAACAGAACATTGGAGAATGTTTATGGATGCATGCAACATCCCCCTTGGGGAACTTTTAAATGAAACACAAGCAACCCATAAAAACGGTATTAGATTTGAAAATTGGACAAATCATACCCCTGACTACTTCCACAGTGTAAGCGATGCAAGCACCATTGGCTATTACAATTTTTACGGTTTATACAATGGCCTTATTGAAAATAATAAAACATTGACTGAAAATATTGCATCAAGAGCAATGATAGAAAACAAAGTTCGTGCTGATAGACCCCATGAATCTGTGAACCAATATCATTTTGATACTGCTCTTCTCAACAAGTATTTAACAAAATTATGTCAAGAAAGAAATATTTGCTTCATTGATAGCAAAATAATTAAAACAAATTTAAACATCGAAGATGGGCATATTGAATCAGTTATACTTGAAAATGATGAAAGTCTTGAGGCTGATTTTTGGATTGACGCATCAGGGATGGCTCGTATTCTTATATCAAAGGTGAGTGATGCTAAGTGGAAGTCTTTCTCCAACCATCTTCAGATGAACTCGGCAATTCCTTTCCCTACACAACCTGATCCTTCTGGGGAGATTAGACCCTACACAAGAGCTAGGGCTATTCAGAACGGATGGGTTTGGGAAATCCCAACTCAGCAAAGAAGAGGTAATGGTTATGTTTATTCCACAAACTTTTGCACTGATGATCAAGCAATTGCTGAAGTGTCAGCGTTGCTTGGATTTGAGGTTCAACCAGTAAAGACTATTAAATTTGACCCCGGTCATCTCGAAAAGATGTGGGTGAAGAACTGCGCTGCAATCGGCCTATCTTCTGCTTTTGTTGAGCCAATTGAAGCATCCTCTATTGGAGGTACAATTCAACAAATGAGGTGTTTGGTGGAAAATTTGTCCTCTTACAAGATTGGATATACGGCTGTCCAGAATGAATTCAATAAGAAAATGAATATAATGATGGAAAATATTCTGTCCATGATTTATCTCCACTACATGTCTGACAGAAGAGATACTGAAATGTGGATAAACCAAGCGAATACACCGGTTCCAGAATATTTGCAAAACTTACTAGATTTGTGGAGCGAAAGACCTCCATTCCATAATGACATACCAACAAGTAATTATGAAATGTTTCATGTTCCACATTTTTATCATGTAGCCCAAGGTCAAAAGATCTTATCTAGAGAGGCCTCTTCGCTTGCTATAAATCGATTTAACATCAGAGATGCTGTAAAAAACTCTATGTATTCTGCTAAAATAAGACAATCAGATCATGCAAAGGTAGACCATGCGAAATCGCTCAAAGAAATACAATTATAAAATTTCAATGTTTAAAGGAGATACTCCTAAACCAAAAAAAAATGAAGTTGTGATTGTTCCAAACGACAACCGCATACTGGAAGTCGCTCCATATATTTGCCAAGAGCAACTTCCTTCTTGGTGGAAAAAACTTCCAGTCAAGAGTATGTCTTTAAGAAGATGTAATGGAACCTTTGACTACTTACAGTATGGTTTTATCATTCCCATGTGGACAGATGTTACAGTCCGGCCTGACGCTTCAGGTAAGGGTTTTGAATACAAACTAAATAATTTTGGCGATGATTATTCTTTTCGTGTAGAAGGATTTCAAGCTGAGAGTGCTGAAGGTTGTCCTTTTGGTGAGAATAGAAAATTAGAAAAATTTACCTATCCAAAATTCGTTAGTCCTTGGAGGTTTTTTACGCCAAAAGGTATTTCTTTAATGGCTTTACCTGTTCTTCATGAGCCAAACCCAAATTATGCTGTAATGCCGGGTATTGTTCATTCCGATTTCTATAATCAAATTCATATTGTTATATCCGTACTAACGGATAAAGAGTTCACTATCCCCGCAGGGACACCAATGCAGCATATGATTCCAATTAAAAGAAGCGAGAATACTAAAAAAATCGTTTTCGGTAATGAAAGCATGGCTCGATTCCATATTGGTAATGGTATGGGTGAAGGTAATTTAGCGGCAGCAGATAATGCTCAACTTTACAGAAAACTTAGAATGCAGAACGATGAAGAAGCAGAAAAGAAAAGAAGATGGAATTTTTTCAAAAAATAATTAATGCTGTCAAGACTATGAGTAATCGCTCATACTGGACAAGTGTTAACACAGTAGAGGCTTGGGGCTTTGCTACCAAGATTGCAATTATCTTTCCGGGTCTTCTTCTCGGCAAGCAATTTTGGTGGTTATATATTTTCGCCATCATTTCCAGCGTTGCTCTTATTTGGACTTCAACACACAAGACCCTTCCAACAATCATCCTTTTCAATGTCGCTTGGGTGGTTTTGGCAAGTTTATCGATATTAAAACATTTTTGGTGGTTTTGAGATTTACCAACTAAACCTATATGCTGTATAATTAAAGCATAATGGATGAAGTAAAGATCAACACATCTAAAACCCTTACGCTAACGCTACCAAGTGACCCAACATCAAATCTGGTATCGGTATCCCTGTATCATGAGCTTGGGGATTTGGTCTCAGGACCAACCAGCGCCACCAGAACAGGCACAGGGGTTTATACAATCACCTTTGGTCAACAAAGCTCTGGAATCTATATTTTAAATTCCTCAGGGCGTTACAAGGCTGATTTCACCTATGCGGTTTCTGGGGTGACATACACCCAATCTAAGTACATCAATGTCTTCACCCCCTACATTACGGCAGCTGAGTTCTTTGATGAATATCCAGAGCTTGAGAATGAATTTGAGTCCAAGTTTGAGGCAATTGCCAAAAGGGTAAAAAATACAATTGACACCTACTGTGGACAGTCTTTTGAATATTATGAGAATAAAACCTTGCTGATGAATGGCAATAACTATTCGAGCATGAGACTCCCAATTCCGGTTTCTGATCTAGTATCTGTTATCCAAGACTTTGGAACAAGCGATGAATTAATCCTTCTTAGTGAAACGGTTGATAAAGTTGAGAAGGTAAGACAGCCTTTCAATTTTGATACAACCTATAACATCCGCTTTAGGAAGACATCCCTGCCAGAGCAAGTCTTTGTTTTGGGCAAATGGGATCTTGACTCTACATACCAGATTATTGGCAATTTTGGCTGGAGATTTATTCCCGACAATGTTAAGCAGGCCGCTTCTTTGCTGATTGCCGATGCAATGAATAATGATTCGGAATACAGAATGCATGGCATGACAAGAGTTGAAATGGATGCTCTTACTGTTTACATGAAAGACTCCTTCTATGAGACAACTGGGAACATTGAGGCTGATGTTCTGCTTATGGATTACACATTGTTTGTGATGGATTATGTTGTCTAATGAGTGCAAAAACTTATTTAAGATTTGTACACAAGATTGATGTATACGAAAAAATAACCAGTAATAATGCTGCTGGTCAAAAGACAATAACTTTTAGCAAGGCTGCTACGATACCTGCGGTATTCCAATCCCAGCGAAGCGAAAGAAGAATTGAGCCATATATTGACAACATTGATCAGTATGAGTTTTATGTCTCACACCAAGATGCTCAGTATATTACTTACAACAATCGGATTCAAAATGTCGTGGATAGAGCCGGGGTTGTCCTTGAGTCTGGACCATTAGAGATTATAAGCATTCGCAAGTACATGGGCTATAAAGGCAAATTACATCATTATCTAATCACTACAAGAAGGGTGGTTGAGAATGTATAATATGAATATTAACTCCAATGCAACAAGGCAAATGGATGCGCTTATTAATAAGATTGATAGCTTTCCTAATCGTATTGCATCAATTCAGCAATCTGGCTTGTACAGAAGCGCAGATAATATATCTCAAAAACTTTATGCAATGTATCCTGCTTCAAGATACTTGGCATATGAAATTTCTCCAAGTGGAGATTTAGGATATAAGTTGACAATTAAGCCAGAAAAAGGTATGAAAACAAGAAATGGAGCAGATGCCTTTATTGTTGCCTCGGTTTTCTTGAAAGGTCGAAAAGCCTATAGAGTTAAATCTAGAGGTGCTTACAGAATGGTTTTAAGGCCGGAGTCTGTTCCTCCATACCCAAGTGCTTTATGGTCTGCAAAGATACCAAGCATGCGCGGTCATGCTGACGAAGTGAAGCAGGATGCTCGTAGAATTGTTTTAGAGAACTTGCAGTATGCAATTAAGAGATTTGGCTTTGGTCCAAGAGGTGGTTCAACTGGTTTGTCAGATTTGCCATCAATTAGAAGTAGAGCAGGTGGAAGATGACAATAAGTGTTTATGATGTTAATACTTTTCTAAAAGAAGATACAGTCCTTCAACAGATTGCCGGAAAAACTATGAACTTCTTCCCAATTATTGGGTATGGAACAGAGCCTCCTCCGTTTATTGTTTATTATTTTAATCCATCAATTCCTTCAGTTGAGTCCTACTGGAATAGGTTTGATAATATTACTTACTCAATTTATGATAGTGATGTTGATAGAATGTTTAAAATATCTGAAAGAATGATTTATCTCTTGGGCAGAGGTGATACAATTGGAGATAGTGGTGGAATTGAGAGTAGTAACCATAGATTTAAGTCTGCAATATTTGTAGGTTCTGGGTTGCTGGAGCCTTTGGAGAAAGAAGGCTGGTATCAAATGGATTTAAGCTTTAGAATATACTCAACTTCTTATTAGAGTATGGTATGCTAATAAGATATGAAGTATACTACTATTACATACATAGGTAAAACTGAAGGTTATACCGTCAGGATGGGTTCCAAAACTTACGATTTTGAATGGCAAAAGGGCTTAGGAATAGGTCGAAAGCAAGATGAGGTCAACCCAGACCATGTAAAAAAGATCGCTAAATGGCGTGACAGAAGAGGAAAGAAAATTTTCTTCCTCGAATAATTTAGGAGAAAAAAAATGGCAACAGAAGCAGCAAATATCGTAGTCGGTGAAGCAGTCGTTAAAGTTGGAGCTTCCAACACAACAATGACAGGTGTAGATTTCGATGCTCTTACCGATGTTGGCTACACCCAAGGTGGTGTGGAAATCTCTTGGCAGCCAGACATGGTTGACATTGAGGTTGATCAATTCGGTGACGCAGCAAAGGTTATTCAATCGAAAGTTAAGGTTATGGTTAAGACAACTATGGCTGAAGGCACATTGAGAAACCTCGCTATTGCGTGGAGCTACAATACAGAAATCGCAAACAGCGATTCCAACGGAGCAGACATCGTTAATACACTTGACGGTGCAAACACAAGAACTTTCAAGTTTGGTGGACAAGGCGTTTACCCATTCGAAAAGGCAGTACAAATCGAGGGCAATGCCCCTGGTTCAACTGCTTCAGTAACGAAGTTGCGTAAGTTCAGAACAAAGAGAGCAATCTCGATGGAATCATCAACAATCAGCATGAAGAGAGCAGAGGCATCCGTCTTTGCGGTCTCTTTCCGTATCCTCCCAGTGTCAACAGACACTAACTATGAGTACGGCAAGATTATTGACGACCTGTAATTAAAAACTACAAACTGGTACTTAGGACAATCCCTTGTGTGATAATATATTGCACAAGGGATTTTCCCTTTTTATAGACAAAGGTAGGACATTTTAAAATGGCTAATAATAAGAATGTAGATATGTATAAGGGTACAGACATTGTGTTTGCTGACGGAAAAGTTCGCACAATTAAGCCCCTGACCATTCGCTCACTGAGAGACTTTATGAAGGTTGCAAATGATATGAAGACAACTGACGAAGGTAACCTCACAGATGAGGACATCGATAAGATGGTTGCAGCAGCAAAGATTGCACTCAAGAAGGTTGACCCAGAGTTGGCAGCTGATGATGATGCATTAGAAGACGCTCTGGACCTCCGTTCATTCCAAGAACTCATGGCAGTTGCTATGGGTGGCGACCCAAACCAGTAGAGGGAGGGTCAGCAAATTCAAGCGAAGTAACCGCTTGGGATGATCTTCCCCTATTGAAGTATGAATCAGAAGTTTTTGTACAAATAGGTGCGTGGAAAAGTTTAGAAGAATTAGAAGACTCTTTGCTTTTGCATGAGTTGTTTTTGCTTTACCGCGCATGTGGTAATGAATATACAAAAACAATCAAAGCATCTGCTGTTGCATTTGGAGGAGAAGTTGACTTTGATGATGACTGGTACGATCCACTTCCTCCAGAGGATAACTCAATCACCGCAGATAACTATAGAGATATCCCAATCGGCCTTGGCTTTGAAATTGCTGGATAAATTCATTGCGTTTTGCAATATAAAATGCGATAATTTAAGAGGTACCAAATGGCTAGTGATGTAGATATTGTAATTGCCGTAGCGACTGCGGGCGTAGCGGATGTTTATAAGCTTAGCAATGCTATGCAACAGCTCAATGCTGTTGTAAGGGGTTCTGTAGCCCCAATGAACAACCTTAGCGCAAGAAGCAAGGCTCTCTCTGCTGCTGTAGGCTCTGCTGACTCATCATTAAAAGCTCACGCTAAAACAATTGATCAACTTTCTAGAAACAACTCTGTTCTTACCAATGAGATTGGAAGGGTAAGAAAAGAAATTGCCGGAATGGGCACAGAGTTTAAGTTTGCTACTGGAGCATCTGCCTCATTCAGAAAAGCCGCTGTTTCCGACCTTAAGGCTTATGAGTCTGCTTTAAAGGGAATTCGTCTAAGAGGTCTTACAGAGGACTTAAAGAGCGTAGCGCAAGAGCAGAAGCGTCTTGGCAAGGATGCGCAGTTCGTTGGTCGAAGTCTTATTATTGGTCTTACAACCCCAATGGTTGGTTTTGCAAGATACGGTCTCCAAGCTCTTGTGTCAGTTGATAAAGAATTTGTAAGATTAAATAAAGTTCTTGAAAATGTTGCACCAAATCTTGAGGCCGCTGCGAAGAAGATGAATGTTGACCTTGTTGGGGCAACTAAGGAGCAATCTAAGCAACTTCAAGGAATGGTTGATCGCTATGACAGGCTTGATAAATCTCTTGGAAAAATTAGCAATAGATTCGGTCTTGCCAAGAGTTTAACAGTCGGATTGGCAGGAGACTTTGCTGAATTAGGTATCCAAAGCGAAGAGAGCATTGCAAAGATTACTGAATTAGCTGCTGTTACTGAAAAACTTGGTGACATGGATATTGGCGCAGCCAAAGATCTTGTACAAAGCCTTTACTTCCAAGCTCAGCGAGCTATGCAAATGTCGGGTCAATCTAGAAAGATGACCTTTGAAGAAAGAGAAATTGCTGCAATCGGCGCAGCAACTGCTCAATTAAATCTTTTCAACTCTGTTGAAAACGTAACTGCATTGACTCTAAGAGACTTGGGAGATGCTTTCCCAGAAGTCGCTGCTGCTGGTTCCTCATTTGGTCTTTCAATGACTGAACTTGCTGGAATGCTTGCTCCAATGAAGGCTGCTGGTTTTGAAGTTGGAGCATCCGCTAACTCAATTAAAGTTTCTTTGCAGAGACTTGTTGCTCCAACAAAGCAAAATGCTGACTTGTTTAGAAGATTATCAAAAGAGTATGATACTAACTTTACCGCAATTAAAGGTACTGGTCTTGATGCTATTCAATCTCTTATTGATGGTTTTAATGAACTAAAGAACAGCGCAGCGGGTCAAGAAGGCGCAATGGAATTCTTTGCAAAAGTTTTTGGTGTTCGTCAAGGTCCAAGAATGGAAGTTGCACTTGCTCAGATGGCAGACTTTGATGAAGTTCTTAAATCAAATACTGTAAGTTTAGAGTCTGCAGAAAAGAAACTCCAAGGATTTGCAAACCAAGCAATAATTTCGGCTAATAAGTCATCTAATGCAAACCTTCCTCTTATTAAGAGTTATCAAGATATTGGAATTATTGCCAGAATTGCAACAGCTCAGATTAAAGAGGGAGAAACGGCGCAAATTGATGGTTTTGGTAGAGTAACTCTAGCGCAAGTTAAAGAAGCTAGAAAAGTTAGACAAGCTGTTACTGATGAGATTGTAAAAGCTCAAAGAACAGAAGGAGTAGACTTAATTGGTCAAGTTAATACGGAAGCTGGTCGAGCTAGCTTTATTCAACTTGCAGGCGCAGCCAACGCTGCTGAGGTTGCACAAAGAGAATTAGATGTCGCATTAGGTTCTCTTGACACACAAATATCAATTCTTAAAAACAACTTTAAAGCTTTTGCTACTGATATCATCAAAGGGGCAAGACCTGCAATAGAAAAAATTACAGATATTTCAAATAAGTTGATTACTGCATGGTCTAGTCTTGACAGCAGAACTAAGCAGTTAATATCAACTGTTGCTCTTCTTGTTGCTGGGGCAACTGCTGCAATTGGACCACTTATCTTTGTCTTCGGTCAGTTTAGACTTGCAATGGGTAGCGTTGCGAAAGTTCTTCTCTCCTTTTTGCCATCCCTTAAAACATTGTCAGTTGAAGCTGTTGCTAGTTCATCAGCAATGCTTAGACTATCTAAGCCATTAACTGTTGTTGGCGATACCGTTGTTAATACAAATGGAAAGTTTGCTACATTCCTTGCAACTCTTGCATCGGGCGAAGGCCCTGTCGGCAGACTTGCAAATAAAATTGGGTTAATGACTGGAGCATTGCAAGAGCAGAGTACTGCTCCAATGGCATTGTCTAGACAAGTTAATGCTCAAAAAGCAGTTAGAGAGTCATTAGCTCCAATTACTGGCACTTCAGTTATTGACCCAATTACTGGCGCACCTGTTGCTGCAAAACCTTCTTTTACATCCCAAATGAAATCTGCTTTGAAGCTTCAGAAAACTGGGGTTATGTCTGGCGCTGCGGGAGTAAGAGGACCCGGTGGTCGTATGGGGCCAATGGATGCAGATGAAAGAGAGATCCTAAGAAAAACTGAAGAGATGATCAAACAGAGTTTGTTGGCTAAAGGTTATCCAACTACAGGTGGTAGAGGTCCTGGTGGTCGATTCTCAAAGTCCGTAGGCGACATGGTGCAGGAGGCAGTCGCTCTGCAGGCATCTGGTGTTACTTCAGGAGCGGCCGGTATCAGAGGAGCGAGTGGTCGTTTTAGAAGAATGACCACTGGAGAGAAAGATGCTCTGCAGGCTTATGAGGATACTAGAGAGACTCTTGAAAAGAGAACATTAGCCAAGAGAACGCTTAGTAGAAAAAATTTAGATCTTGATGTATTCACTGGGCAAAATATGTATAAGGGCAGAGAAATTACTGCTGACAGAGCATCGGATATCTACAGAGGTGGAATTAAAGGAAGAGCTGCTCAAGTCGCAGAAGCAGTAGGAAGATCAAGAGAAGCTGCTCCCGACAGAATAAAAGAACTTGGCGGTACAGCCAAGGGGCTTGCAACTGCTCCAATAGAAGGATACAAGAAGAGTGTAAAAGGCGCTAAAGATGCAATGCTTGCATTAAGAATGCAGCATGCTGCTGCTGGTGTTGAAGCGCCAAGATTCTTTGCAAGAATGTCTGCTGCGATGAAAGGTTTTGTAACATCAACAAATCTTGGGACAGCTGCTCTGAAGATAATGAAGTTAACACTTATCGCTTCTGGTATTGGAATTATAATTCTTGCAATCGGCGTTGCTGTAATGCTTGTAATGAAGAATCTAGACAGTTTTAAGAAAGCGGGATCTTCTGGAATTAAAACTGTTAAAGAGGCATTTACTACTGTTAAAGATGCAGTTCTTGAACTTGTCCGCCCTATTATTGACTTGTTTGCTCATTTTGGAAACGGAGCAAAAGGCTCAGAAGGTGCTGTCCAAGGTCTTGGTAAAGCATTCTCTGGTATTGCAGTAGTCTTTAAGTTTGTAGCTAATGTTTTCAAAATGATTGTTGAGAAGTTCATTAAGCCATACCTTTATATGATTATAAACATTGTTGGAGCAGTTGTATCGCTATTCCAAGGTAATTGGAAGAAAGCATTCTCTTTCTTAATGGCTGCTGTAGCTTTTGCTGCTGAATTTTTTGTTAATGCTTTTGCAATTGGATTTAAAGTTATAGTCAGCCTTGCTGGTGGTCTTGTAAAGGGAGTTGTTAGCCTTATTGGCCTTCTTGCTAAAGGGATGATTGAATATCTAGTTTGGCCAATAACTGGAGTATTAAAACTCGCATCAATGCTACCTTTTGGAATTGGTGACAAATTTAAAGGTATTAATAATAAATTTAGAAGCGTAGTAAATGGCGCAAAAGGAATGGTCGATTCAGCAACTAGCGTTGTCAATAGCACAGTTGATAAAGCAACAGGTGCTGTTAATGGCCTTATTGATAAATCTGCTAAGGGTATCAAAAACAAACTTGGTGGTTTAAAAAAGGGCGGTATTGATGCTTCAAAAGGAAAAGTCACACTAGGCGGCAAGGGCAAGAAAGACGATAATGTTGAGGTTGATACAGACCCAATGCAAGAGCAAATTGCCAATGCAACTGGTGAAGGTTTATCTGAAGGCGCTGATGAAGGCGCTAAGGAATTAGCAAAGAGAGCAGCTCAAGCGCTAAAAGACATCAAGAAAGAAGTCCAAGAAGAAATTGCAAGCCGTATTAAGGATGCAATGACTGCTGTTGTTGATTCTATAACAAATTCATTGAAAGATCAAAAAGAAGCATCTCTTTCAATTTACGATGCCCAGATTAAGAAAATCGAGGATGTTGCAAAGGCTGAAGAAAAACTTACAAAAGAGCAAGAATACCAAAACAAACTTAGAGAAGCCGAAGAGCAAAGAGCCCTTAACCGTCTTAATACTAGACGTAATTATGCGATGGCAGTTTATGCTGGGCAAATTGATGAAGCAAGAGCAATTGCCGATGCGGGGGCAAGGCAAGACACAGAAGATACTAAGAGTATTGGTGTAATTAGAGATGAGCGCGTAAAGGAACTTGCTGAAGAAAACCGTAAGGTGATGATTGATTCAATCAAGGAAGCAAAAGAAAATGCTTCCAAGTACTTTGATGAAATGATTAAGTCCTTTACAGAGGCTGCAAAGAAGATTACACAATTCCCTCCAACCACTGCTGAAGAATTCAACACAATGCTCAATCAGTTAATTGATGGTGGTAATGGTTTTGTTGGAGCAAAATCTATTGCTAACAGTATGGGGACAATTTTTTCAGAATCCTTTGGTGGCGCATTAGGTCAACTTGGAGTTAATGCTTCTGGTCCTTTGACATCTTCTCTTGCAGCAATTGGTAAAACACTTACTGAAAATAATCCTTTTGGTCCTACTGGGATTTGGAGCAAGACAATTGACGCAAGTATTGATGCCTTAACAAGAAAATACACAGGTCTTTCACAAACTTTAACAACAGTTATTGATACAAATAGTGAAGCTTTCTCCAAACTTCTAACGACATATACAGCCTATCAAGACATTGTAAACCCTGCTGGTGCGGGTGGGTCTAGCAGTAGCGGTGGTAGCGGTGGTGGTGGAACTGGCGCTGGTGGATCTGGAGCTGGCGCTGGTGGAACTGGCACTGGGGGAGGAACCGGTAATGAAACAGGTTTTAATAATCTTAAAAAAGGTAAAGTTACTCCAAATCAATTGGCTCGCGTTATGTTTGCTAATTATCGCAATGCTGATAGAAATCTATTAGTTGATTATCTTACAGACGCATTTACAATTTTCACAAAACCCCCAGTCGATTCATCCGCTAATAAGTTTAAAAAATTCCTTACAGAAAACCCTGCAATAAAGCAAACGAAGAATTCAAGAATTCTTACGATGGTTAGGAATGCTTATAACACCGGTTCTAGAAGTGAAGGGTATGACGGATATAAGCTTTATGAAATGGGCGGTATGTTGCCATACTCAAAGGGCGGCCCAACAGAAGGCCCAGTACAGCAAGGTATACCAGCAATTCTTCATGGTGGTGAATATGTTGTAAGAAACTCAGCCGTTAACAAGTACGGTTGGGGAATGATGCAACAAATCAACCAAGGAACATATAAGCCAAGGCCTTTTGCAAATGGTGGAATGATTGATTCTTTTGCAAAGGGTGGTGCCATTAAGAAACCGAAAAAGATGGTCACGGGTGGTAAATCTAAAGCGCCTGAGAAGGCACCCGATAAAAAAATAAAAGAAGATCCAGCACAAGCAGAGTGGAATTGGCAACAGAATAATGGCGGTTTTACTGAAGCCTATATGGACACAATTGCAAAAGGTGAATCGAGCCAAGGAAAAAACTGGGGCAAAAAACCAGATTGGTTTGGTCGCGTAGAAACATCTCATGGCTGGATGGGCGGAGGTATGCGAACCGCTGATAAAACATGGTTTGATTATGGTGGTTCTGAATTTGCTAAAACTGCAGACTTGGCAACAAAGCTTCAACAAATGGTTGTTAAAAACAGAATTGCAATTTTTGGCTGGATAAGAAAAGTTGCTGCTGGTAGCCCTGGCTTCCCTGCTGGAGCAACAATATCCAATCCCCCTCTTGGGACAGGTGAGCATGCTTTTAATAGAGACCTTTTATTAAAACTTGAAAGAGTTACATTTAAAGGAAAGCCTGAAAAATTAAAGAAGTACCGCTCTCCAGAAAAAGAATTCCCATTGCCAGAAAACTTCAATCCGAATATGAGTTATATAAACCAAGTTGGTTATGACCCATTTAAAAATTTTGGCTCCGACAAGGGCGCATTTAATACTAAAACATCTAAAGATGCTTATGTTAATTATTTTAGAAATAAGCCTAGAGGGTTTAACAAAATTACGATGCCTTTCAGCAAACCTGTTTGGATTGATGGTTTTGGGAATAGAGTAAGAGAACCAAAAAACGCAAGAAATTTTGATAACTTTGGTGCATATTCTCCACTTATTCAAGAACCTGTGCAATCGTTTTCTTTCCTTGATAATATTCTTGGCTTTGCTAAGGGTGGTTTAGTTGGTAAGGCAGTCGGTAAGAAGATAGCAAAGCCAAAAACTCCAGAAAAACCAAAGACCCCCTCTGCTGCTGATTTTAGAAAGGCTGATTACCTTTCCGATTGGGATATGCAAGTTATTGGAGTCAATGCTAAAAAACAAATGGCAGAACAGAAGAAAGGTTTATTTGGAAAAATAAAATCCGCTGTTGCAAAGCCTTTTGTTGCTGCTAAGAACTGGGTTAGCAATCAGTTTTATAGCAACCTGTACGGTTCACAAACCGGTTCTGGAATGACTGGCTCTGCAGTTATGCTCAATAGAGCAACTAATCCAAACTATGAAACGGTAGGACCAAGACCTAGCATGTTGGACCTTCCTTCTGTAAGGGCAGGGGCTACAATGGCAAAAACTGGAACTCAGTTTTTGCCCATTGCTGGTGCATTCTTCCCTCTAGCGGATGCTGCAAATCTTTACAATGAAAATCCAAGCGGAGGAAGCCGAGTCTTGTCGGGTCTTGAAGCAGCTGGTTCTTTAATTGGACCTACATCAATATTTTCTCCATACGCTAATTTTTCTCAAGGCTCAAAACTTCTTAACACTGTTCGCAGTATCAAGTCTCTTCCAAAAAATATTAAATCTGGAACAAGAAGTTTTATAAATAATCGTAGTACAATTACCAAAGTTAAGTCTTTGCTTAGAGATATTGACGATGCAAGAAAGGGAGCAACAAAATTCCCGGCTTGGCAAGATCAAGTTTTGGGCGGACCAAGGAAGAGTATGGATCAACTTAACCAAAGTCTTCCAGACCCTCTTTTTGATGATGGTCCTTTTGGCTCTATTGAAGGTTTAACTCCATACAAAAGAATCACAAATTCCCGATACCCAAATATATTCAAAGAAATTTCTGGCGAAAGGGCTCCTACAAGAGCGCTTGGCGTAGATGGATGGTTGGACATTCCTGGCAAGACACCTTGGGAGACCGTAAAGAATCGTATACAAGAAACTAAAAATCTTAATATAAATCGATTTAAAAATCTTAATACTAGATTTAAGAATACAATCTCTAAAAAACCTAAAATTGGCAATAAGTTAAAATCTCTCCCTCCCAAGGCTAAAGCTATACCTAAAACATTAAAAGATCGCCTTTTTGAATTCCTAGTTCCAAAGAGTGCAACAATTCTGGGTAGTGAAGGAATATCTAGTGTCGTTAGAGAAATGTTCTATACAGGTCAATATGACGACATAATGAAAAATAGCATTCTAAATGGCCTCTCTCAAAGATTCCCAACAATGGATATGCCTGAACTCACAAAATTAACAGACATAATGTTTGGAAATATTAAAAGAATATCACCAGAAAATCCTGCACAAATTGCAGAAACTATGCGATTTAATGCAAAACGAGTTGCTGAATTTGAAGCAAAACTTGCCGCTAATGCATCAAGATCTCCAGAAGATGCGTTGGCTTATAAGACTTATATGACAAACAAGCTTAGAGCTAAGATTACGGGAAATATTGCAAAATCTGCACAGGGAAGAACTGGTGGTTTTAAACGAGGTATGTTTAAACAAGGTGATTTAAGTTTTGAAGATTTTATGAAAAATATAGTGCCTAAGATGGATGAATCTGAATTAACTAAAATTGCAGGTGGAACACATAGAGATGATTTTAAAATTTATTTAAGCTATATGAATTCATTATTAAATTCACCAATGACGTATCAATCGGGCACTAAGTATTATCAAGATTTACTCGCCCAAATTTCGGGCAGAAGTGAAGTTACTGATTTGCAAAAAGCTTTCCCAATATTAAAAGAATTTGTTAATGCATCTATAGCTGGCAATGTTCGCCTTGGACCTCGCATTAATTTTGCTGACAACTTTGACTTGGCTAAAGCAATTGAGATTTTTGGTGTAAAAACTGAAAAAGATCTTGAATTTGTTAGAGGAATGAATATTATGAATACGGGAGGGCTAAAAGCTACATTAAGTAGATTAGTGGATGTAGACCCAAAAATTGGTGAAATGCTACCCCATCAAACCCCTTTGCGAACATCGTCATCCCCTGCAGGCGCTTTAGGCTTCTTCTCCAGAGGAACACCTGATCAAACAAGAGGGGCTTTGTTTAACATAACTGTACCTAAAGGAACTCCTGCCTATGTTGACCCTAAATTCCTGCATGAAACAGAATTATTATTTCCTGGTTTTAACTTCTTAGAAAACATTAGAAAACCAATCTCTGCGCCTTCTGGCGCTTCTCTTTTCAGTACTAGGGCTGGTTTCTCAATAAGCCCCACTAATTTTAATTTTGATAATTTAACAAGAGTAGGAGAACAGCTAGGTTCTAACCGTGCGGGGATATGGAGAGATCCTGCGGGAATTAAGTATTATATTAAAGAAGCTAAAAGCGTTGCTCATTCATGGAACGAAGAGTTGGCTGCCAGGCTGTATGAGTCTTTTGGTGTTGCATCTGGTCAACAGAGAGCCGTATTTGATTCATCAACAAATACCCCTTATTTAATATCTCAAATTATAGAAGATTTAAAACCAATAGGTGAATTTGATGATTTAGCAATCAGACTACCGAGAATTAAAGAGGGTTTTGCAATTGATGCTTGGCTGGGTAATTATGATGCAATTGGCTATAATATGGACAATCTCATGCTTGATGCTTTAGGCAATCCTATCCGAATAGACCCTGGTGCATCAATGTTTTATAGAGGAACAGGCGGGCTTAAAGATGCCATACCTGGCATAAAGTTTGGTGAGGAAGTAGAAGAATTAACGCAGATGGTAAAACCAACTGATGCTCACAAGTCATTTCAAAATGCTGGTAAGATATTTGGGGATATGACTTTTGTCCAGTTGCAAGACGCTGCAAGAAGATTACAACTTCTCCCATCGGGTATTACATCTGATACTGCTATGTCAAGCAGTTTTAGCAACCTTCTAATGAAAATGATTCAGGCCTCAATCCCCGATCAGGCACTTGCTCAAAAGTATTTTGACATTCTTATGGCAAGAAGAAAAAACATTCTTGAACATTTTGGTCTTCAAGTTCCTGATGACCCAGGAGCAATTTCTGGAAGTGCTCATGGCTGGTTCAACGGTGGTTTAATCAGCAGAGCCAATGGAGGAATGATTCCAGGATTTGGCTCACAAGGCGTTCCTGCAATGCTTCACGGTGGAGAGTATGTAGTTAATTCCTCAGCAGTGAAGAATGTTGGCATTGCTGCTTTGCAAGCTTTAAATAATATGAGATTTAATACTCCTAAATCTCCATCTTATTCTGGCCCAGTCAATGGTCAATCTACTTCCACATCAACAACCCATATCTATGTTGAGAACTTTATTGGTGAAAAGCAGTGGTTTGAGTCAATGATGAAAGACTATAATGTTACTGTTGCTCCGCAAAATCAAAAAGCAGCGGGATTGAATAATACAACAATCTCAACCTATAGCGGAATTAATAGAGGCTTATAATGGCACCAATTCAAAACCAGCAGACAGGTCTAATCCATCTATTATCAATTAATGGACAAGAGATTACAGAGCATAATCGCAAGTTTAACTCATCCGTTGAGCAGGCCGGATCTGATGTTGAACTTTCAAGAGGAAAAATTAGAAGATACATTAGAAAGAATAAAAGAACATTTAGTTTAGATTTTACATATCTTCCAAATAATACTGACAATACGGTTGATGGGAGAAGAGGTCGAGACTATCTATCATCCCTTGCGAATACAAGAGGAACAGTAACGGTTTCAATAAAGATATCTCCCGCAGAAGACTTCAAAACATACACTTGCTTTGTTAATTCCTATAATGAAAAACTAGTAAGAAGAGATATAAAATCTGCATGCTCTTATTATGATGTATCTATTGAATTGGGTGAACAATAATGGCTGATGAATATTATGAGATAAGCCCTAAAGTTAATGATATTGACTTCTACATTGGAGGAGTCAAGGTCGAAACATTCATTCAGGTAAATTCCCAAGTTGAATCATCTGCTGTCCGTGTTGCATGTGTATCTTCATCAATTGCAATAGAGTCATCTTTTGATACACCCTTCCTAAGAAAGATTGTTGAAATTCAATCAGATATTGAAATTGAAGTAATAAAAGAAACAACTCCATTAGAAATTTTAAATGTTTTATCAATTGTTCATATTCAATCTGAACTTACTGGTACAACTCAGAAAATAGCAACAGCATCTTCTACGGTTAATATAGAGGCATCAGCATCGGCCTCATGTCAAAGGGTGACTAGATTCGTATCAGAGGCTCATATTGTCTCTACTTCGACAACAAGTGCTGTAAAACTTACCTTACTAAAATCAGTTGCTTCAATTTCCATCTCTGCAGACTTTAGAACTAAAACAATTTCAACTCTAGAAGCGCAGTTGCCAATAATAGTTAAGTCAATTGTAAAACCCCCTATTAGACTCTCTCCATCTTATATTGATGATACATCAATAAGAACATTATTTACTTTAGACAACAAACCATTGACTAATCACAATAGAGTTTTTGATTCTTCATTGTCTCCATTATTTATTGAAAATAAAAATTGGGATAATAGAAGTAATAGATACTATAAAAGAGCTACAAGTTCTGGAAGAAGAACATTTAATCTTTCTTGGTCAATGCTTCCTAACTCAATGGAGGACACAGTTGACCTCAGACACGGCAGGGATTTTCTAAACTCAATAGCCGAAGATCCAGACGCACATGTTTTAAAAGTCCTTAATCAAGACGAGAATGGTCTTACAGCGTACACTGAGACCTCTTACACAGTCTTTGTCAGGGGGTATTCAGAGACACTTGTTAGAAGGTATGTTAATAACGGTGTATACTTGTATGACTGTAATTTAACTTTGGAAGAGGTGTAATGTTAACAAAAAATACATATGGAGCAAATTTATCAAATTATTTCAATAATGCTATTGAAGCAACAGCTCAGAATGTTAAGCCAAAAATTACAATTGACTTGTTGGATAGCAGACATATCACCTTGGAAAATGCCCTGACGGGGAATGCAAATATTACCAATACCGATGCTCACATTGTAAAATCAGAAGGCTCAATTGGTTATTACTGCACAGAAGAGCAGATGATTAATGGCTACGAAAGAGAATCTTTTACATGGGCCGTAACAGATGCTCTTGCTAAAAATGGCAAGATTATTACGGCTGATGGTACTTGGCATTGTATGCCAACAAGTGTTGATACAGATAGCAAACTTGATGGCGATTATGAGTTTGGGTGGTGGTCTAAAACAAGAAGCGCTGCTAATGGCGTATTTGCCTCATCGCCAGTTATTACTTTTGCTTTTGAAGAAAGAAAAGTTAATAAGATTAAAATTACAACATCTGAATACTATGGCCAAGTTAAAAGTTTTAGAGTTAAAGTAAAGAACTCTTCATTGGTCGACATCTTGGATAAGACATTTACCTTAAATGATGATGAGTATTATAAAGAAGTTTATTTAAATAGTAATAATGCTATAGCATCTTCATTTTTAGCAAAAAGAATTGAAATAACTATTCTCTCTACGAAGAATGGATTAGACTATGCAAGAATTCATGAAATTTCCCCAATATATGAAGTCGATATTACAGACCATGTAATTGACTACAGCATCTCAAGAGCAAGAGACATTCATGAAAGCAACCTCCCAATCGGCGGTTCTTCAAGTCCTAAGCTTACTTTGAAGTTAGATAACACAGGGAAAGATTGGAATATCTTTAATAACTCTTCATTGTATGGAAAATACATGAAAAAAGATTTAAAAATAAATGTTTCAACTGGATGGCGAATTAAGAAAACAAATGATGTAATTTCTAACACCGTTTTAAGATCTAATATGAGTAATTCAGCATCATCTTTCACAGTTGACAATTCTGACATATTCCCCGCAGGAGGGGTTAATAATAATTTTATTGTTACAATTAATCCAAATAAAGAAAATAGAGAAGTTATTCTTTGCAATGCCGTTACATCAACAAACACAGTTAGTGTATCTGAAAGAGGAGTTGGTCAAACGGATGCAGAAACTCACATTGCTGGCTCAGTTGTTACATTTGACCCATACGAGTATGTCAGCATGGGGGAATTTTACGTTGATGAATGGTCATCATCTAGTTCTGACATGACAGTATCTGTTTCTGCAAGTGATTGGTCAAAGTATTTAACCGAAAAAAAACTTACAAATGGATTCTTACTGGAAGGAAAGACTGTAAGCGAGGCTGTTAACAACCTTCTTTCAAGAAGAAACTTCCCCAAGGGGGATTTTAAACAAGTTCTTCCTTATAGCAGAGGGATATCTCAACTCGGAGGAGTTGCAAGATATTCATTTAGTGAAGATTCAATTGATAAAAATGGAAATCTGACAACACTTGCCCCAGGGTTAAGATGCCGTTTTTGGGGTATGAGAGAAGGAAAAGAATTAACATATAAAACCATTAAAGCCGATGCCTTAGAAAAGAATCTATCAGTAGAAGAAAGAATTAAAGGCATCAACGCTTACGCAGCTCCAGACCTTACAGTAAATTCTCCTGATATTTCATTACCCCGTGAGACAGGGGAACCATCACTTAATGCTTTGAATTTAACTAATTATACTTTTGTAAGCATTATTAATTCTGCTACCTATGCAAAATATTTTAATGGCGTTATTGATGGATACTATTTCCCTACAACAACTGGGTCTCAAAACCTTATTGTTGATATCTTAAATGGGGGAGGTCGTCTGTACCTTGACGACCTTTTGTTAGCCAGCTCAAGTGAAGAAAATACATCTATCTCTCTTGCCTCAAACCCTATTTCATTAATCGCTGGAAATCCTTACCGCATAAGAATTGAATTTTTTCATGGTTCTGGAAATGCTAATTTTTCAATGAGCCTTCATTCCCTCATTGGAGCAACAAAGGCTCTTATCCCTGCAAGTCAAGTTAGATCCGTTGTCGCAAGAGATGGTTTAGGTTCAAGAAACTTAACAGGCACTGTCCCTACCTCGTACTCTCTCTATGATATCTCAGAAGTCCATAATCAAAATGATGGTTTTATTCATAGCAATGCACAATTAAGTTATTCTCAAAGAATAGATTCTGATAATTCTGATAAAGGAATTCTTCTTATTGACGATGGCTACATTAGAATACCTACACACACATCTATTGCAATAAAAGAAGAAGATTTTACGATAGAACTTCTTGCAAAATTTAATGATGGTCATTTTGACATTGGAGATGGCGAGTATTTATCATCTTGGGCTAACTCTAACCCGACAAACGGCTTTGAGTTTTATTATAACAATGTATCAAGTCATGGATTTAAAATTAAAACAACTGGCCCTACTACAACTACATCATTTGTTTCGGATAATACAGAACTTTTGCAATCCGAGTTTTATCATATTGCTGTAACCTATAAAGTTGCAACAAAAACATTATCTTACTATGTTAATGGTGAATTAAAAGATACAGATGTTATTAATGGCACGATTGTTACAAATATATTTGATACAACAATCGGAGGTAGGGGCGCAAGATTCTCAACACAAGAGGTTGCCCCTGCCATTGCAAGGCAATTTATTATTGACGAATACGCTATTTATAAAAGATGCCTTACCCCAGAAGAAATTTTGGACAGGTACATCTCATCTCAGGTTGAGTATGTCGCAGTCTTTCCATACCTGTACTCTGAGCAAGAGCACTTAAGAGGGGCTATTGATGAAATCACTCTTGCAGACCTTGGGAGATTCTATATTGATGAAGAGGGTTATGGCCGATATGAACACTACAACCGCTTTTTTGAACCATCAATTAATCAGCATGCTATAAAGCAATATGACTTTAGCGATACTACAAACATAATAGATTCAAGTTTGGATGTTCAAATACAGACTAATAAAGTTGTTGTAAAAATATCGAGCGTATCAAAGCTTTCAGATCAGCCAGAAACTTTGTGGACTGTTGATGATGGTGTTTCTTTAGGTGTTGTTAAACTGCAGACTGAAATTTTAACTGATACTGCGGGTATTAGGGTATCAACAACTAACGAACCTGTGTTTGCTAATGTTGGTTTTCTTGCCTTTACTAAGGGTAATCAAACTGAGATTGTCAGATATGGTTCAAAATCGGATAACTTCTTTTTGGATGTAGAAAGAGGTAAGTTTGGAACTCCTATTCTTAACGAAGTTCCCATTGATACAAAGATTAGAGAGGCTAGATATTATGAAGTTACATATGATAAAAAGCCAGCTGTTACAGTTTTATCCCCAATTGCAACCGGAATAATTGATGACGAGCCTAATACTATTGACATTCTAAAATTTGAAAGCAACCCATATACCGCAAGAGTAATTGTATCTGCTTCTGCAAATGTTGCATATGATACGCATGTGTATCTTCAAGGCGAAGACCCTAGATCAAATATTGTTTCTGGATTTGCCATCTATGGCATACCTGTAATATCTGTTGAAAACACAGCGCAAGTCACCGAAAAGAAAGAATCTCTTTCTGAAAATATTAGAAAATATGGATTAAAAGAATTAACAATTGAAAGCCCCTACATAACTTCAGTAGACCATGCACAAAAAATAGCTAAGTTTATTATTGATAAAGTTAGCGACCCGGTTCCCATTATGACAATTAATACAATGTGTGTGCCAAAAATTCAATTAGGTGATAGAATTAGGATTGCATCTCTTGATGCATTCGATATATCCAATCAAGATTACTGGGTTATTTCTCAAGAGTTTTCCTATGGTGAATCAATCTCTCAATCTCTTACTTTAAGGAAGGTAGTATAATGACAACTGATAAAAAAATTAATATAAATGAAAATCAAGTTATATTTAAAAGAGACAACGGACATAAACACGATGGTCTTACCTCTAGTTTAATTGATTATACAAAATACTCTATATTTGACTTTCCAGTATTTCCAGTCGCACCTGTTGGAACTCCAAGAAGAAGGTTTGAAGATACGAATGTTAAAAACTTAGAAAGTTTTATTATTAGCACTGTTGAGAATAGGGTTCTTAACCCAAGAGGTATTGCAGTTCAGGCTAACACAATCACCGCTAGGGAAATTGCATCTGGAACAATTACTTCTGGAGAGCTTGCTTCAAACATCATACTTGTTAACAATGTTATTAAAAGCAAAAATTACAATGGGACTGTTAATACAGAAGGAAATATTTCAGCGCGTGGCAATACTGGCTGGGCTATTACTCATGCTGGAGAAGCTGAGTTTAATAATGTTTTTATAAGAGGCAACTTGATTGCGGGTGCTGGTTTTTATGCAGCATCAAATACTCAAATTTTTGCTAATACGGGGGGCTTCTTTTCTTTAGGTTCTAATTTTACATGGAACGGTAGCGTTCTGACTATTAAAGGAGCACTGCAGTTTCCTGATGGATCAAGTCCAGGAACATTCGACAATGGTGATCCAATAACAGGAGGGAGCATTGGAGGAATTACTATATGGGGAAGTGGGATATATGCTGGTGCTGGTTCATGGGCTAATGCCAATACTCCATTTTATCTAGATAGTGGTGGATACTTCTCCTTAGAGAATAAGTTGTATTGGGATCCATCTTCAAATTCGCTAACAATAACTGGCTCGATATTTGCCTCAACAATATCTGGCTCAACAATATCTGGTTCAACATTCAGCGTAACTGATGGTTCAAATGGGCTTGAAATAACTTCTGATGGATATATAAAAGCGGTTGGAGTAGCAGGTGTAAGAATTAAGGATTCAGACGGGACTACTGGAGGTACACAACTTTTTAAAGGTTTAGTTAAATCAGATACAATACAAGGCTCAGTTCTGAGCGTTATTAGTCATTTTGATGCTAGAAGTATTGGAGTAAAAATTGAGCCAACAGATGGCAATACTCCATTAATTTTAAGCAGAAACTATGTAGCCGGAGCTAACTTTATTAGTTTTCGCACTGGCTCAACCACCGAAATAACAGCTCTTGAGTATAAGTCAACGACCAAAGTTGACTTTAGCTGGTCTTCGGATTTAAGGATGAAAGAAGAGATTACGAACTTTATTGGCGGTTTGGATATTGTAAGAAATATACGCCCTGTTAACTATCGAATGAAAACTGCTCCTTTTGGAGAATATGAAGACGGTTTTATTGCTCAAGAACTTTTTGATGTGTATCCATCTGCGGTCTCTAAAGGAACGGATGAGGTAGACGATAATGGGGATTTGATAAAGCCTTGGAAAGTGTTCTACAACTCTTTTACTCCAGTTTTTGCATCGGCAATCAAAGAACTTTTGGATAAAGTAGAGCAACTAGAGGCTAGGATACAAGCCCTTGAGGGTGTATAATAGAAAGATATGGCTGATTATACTAACTACTCAATTGTCTCATGGGCAGACACAACCCCAATTACAAGTGTTCGTCTTAACCAGATGTCAATTAATATTGACCAAGTTAAGATTGTCAATGACGACAAGCCAAGAGGTATTTTAAAACTCGCTACTATTGCTAATAACGTAACTAACACATCAAACGCTCAATTTGCAAACACAAAGATTATTGCATTAACCCAAGAAACTATTGGTAATGTTGCTTACGATAATAGAGTAACAATACAAAGCTCTAGATATTATAGAATGGTTTTAAACTTTCCTGGAATTTCACAAGATGATCCGGGTGGTGAAGATAGTACTTACTATCTAAGATTTAGAAAAGGTAATACTGCAGGTAGTGGTGACATTATTGCTGCTTTTGTTTTAAACTCTGGCGTAGCTACATTTTTAAACACAGCGACAACGGTTGCTAATAGCCTTACGATTGCAAACAATCTTGCTGTGCGAGGCGATATTGCTTTTGGTGCGGGTACTTACGAATATATTATTGCAAATCAGTCTTTAGAAAACCAAAGTTATTTTGTTGAAATCCAGAGAACTCAAGGCGGTGCAAGTGGTCCAAACAATGCTTCAAACTGGACAGTTCTTGCCTCATCTGGCGCTTTGCAATTTTATATAGAGGATGCTGGCGGAATCGCTTAAAATGAGTAGAGGGCTTGCATCTCAAAGAAATGATGTAAAATGGTCCGATGAAATGCCATCTGGTGAAGATAGTGCAAACTATAACGGTGGTAAATACATTGATGATAAAGGTTATGTACGAGTCTTAAAGACCGATCATCCTAAAAATATTCGTGGATATGCTTATGAGCATCGTCTTGTTATGGAAGAGTACTTAGGCCGCTATCTAGAACCTTGGGAAACAGTTCATCATATCAATGAAATTAAAGTTGATAATAGATTAGATAACCTTTTTCTATGCACACACTCAGAGCATAGTGCAGTTCATAAAGAAGGACATAGAGCCTCTGCTGCGCGAAAAGAGAAAATGAGAGAAGTTGTTAAGAATACAAAACCTCATACACGAAAGCGTAATCACGCTCAAAATAAACCCATAGAAAACAGGCTTAAAAGACCTAACATCTAAATATCCTATGGTATTATATTCGTGACTGTAAAGGAGTCCGAATGAAAGAATGTGAAGCAGAAGGCTGTAATCAGACCTTTGAGCCAAATACAAAAAACCAAAAATATGCAGATGCAAGTTGTAGAAAATCAATTGATTCTCTTGGCTTGTGCAAGTTTAGAAAAGAAAATGGGCTTGTAGAAATCCCCGTAAATCCGGTTATAGGGAAAGCCCCGACAACTGAATCTGAATTAAAAGTTTCATATGCAAAGCTATTGCAGGAGTATGAAAAGATTAAGACAAAGCAGGATGCAATTGCTGATGCTGTTTATCGCGCGGTGAAAGAGGATATTAAGGATAATAAGATTACCCGCATCCCTGCCCCGTTTAAGGATAAGAGAAAGCACTCAGAAGAGGTTGCTGTCGCTGTTATTGCAGACTGGCAGTTAGCAAAGGTTACACCTACTTACAACTCCGAGATTTGTGAAAGGCGTATTGAGCAGTATGCAGATAGTGTTATTCGCTTGACTGAAATTCAAAGAGCAGAGCATCCTGTACGGCACTTGCATGTATGGGCTTTAGGAGACATTGTTGAGGGTGAGTTAATCTTTCCTGGTCAGAGCTTCTTAGTTGATGGAGGCTTGTATCGCCAGATTACTGTTGATGGGCCAAGAATTATTAAGAACTTCTTAACGAAGATGCTTGAGCATTTTGAGACAGTTACATTCGTAGGTGTAATTGGTAATCATGGTTCAATCGGCGGTAGAGCAAGACGAGATCACGATCCAGAAACAAATGGTGACAGAATGCTTTATCGCATTGTCCAGTTGATGTTTGAAAATGAAAAGCGTATTAAGTTTGTAATCCCCGATGGTCGTGGAGAAAGAAACTGGTATGCAATTGACACAATTGGTAACTATAAGTCATTGCTGATTCATGGAGATCAGTTTGGGAGCCTCTCGGCTCTCTACTCATTCCAGAAGAAAGTTTATGGATGGAAGGTCGGAGCTATTGAAGAAGACTTTGATGATGTTTATTTTGGTCATTTCCATACCCCTACTAAGATGACATTCAATAGTGTGCAATGCCGTATCTCAGGAAGTCCTGAGTCTACAAATACATACGCAATGGAAAGTCTTGCTGCTGTCGGTAAGGCATCGCAACCGCTGATGTTTGTTCATCCTGAGAGGGGAATTGTCACTGCTGAATATACTTGTTGGCTAGATTGATATGAAAACTTTAAGGCTTAAGTGCGCTACATGTGGTGGACCTAAGTTTATTGGGTCTCCGTATTATGCACATGGCTCTTATTATGTAGACATTACATGTGTTGTATGTAGTCATTCAAAAGATATTGAACTTGATAAGCTCAATAAGTTTTTAGAAAAGCTAAAGCAAGAAAAGGTGGTTATTAATGATAACAAAAAAACCAGTTCTGAATAAGTTTTATAAATATTCAGATACAATCGTCAAGATAAAGAAAATCAGTAAATCATCAAATAAGATTTTTGTTGAGCGGATTGATAATGGCGAAGCAATCCTGATACCATACGAGCAGTGCGAAATATTACTCATTCGCTTGTATACTGTCGGAGAGGTCGCCAAGATTGTAGAAAAAAGATCTGATACTCTAAGAAAGTATGAGAAAAAGAATTTGATACCATCACCAAATAAATTTGGTGAGAAGTATCAAAGTTACCAAAGTTGGCGATACTATGAAGAATCGGACATTTATGAGATGATTGAATTCTTCAATGATAGAACCCCCGGTAGACCAGTACAAAAAAACAACATTGATTTAAACTCAAAAATTAAATCAATTCAAGAGAAAGTAAAATTAAAATTCTGAGGTAATTATGGCAGAAGATAAAGTTGAAATTTGGGCATCCCTTGGTATTACCAAGAACCTCGGCAATTATGAATCGCTGAGACTCGATGCAGGAGCAAAGACAATGGCAGTATCATTGGAAGATGAAAGTGCTTGGAAGAAGCTTTGGGATGCAATTGATATGCAGATCGAAGCGAAACTAAAAGAACTGGATGATGGAACTTCTAAGTAATTGGAAAGACGAAGCAGTTTGTGCATCTGATACCAATTCATCAAAATGGGTTTCATACAACCTTGATGATATTGATTATGCAAAAAAAGGGTGTGCAAAATGCAATGTAAGAAAAGAATGCCTGATAATGGCATTCAAGAATGATTCATTTATTGGAGTGGTAGCAGGTATATCAGAGTATGATTACCTGCTACACTCTTGGAAGAAAGTAACAGAAGAAGATGAAAGCAACTGGAGAACAGACGATTCTATATTTCCAGGATTGTTGCAAAAAATACAATAAACTATTCATTCCGGATTCTCCACGACAAGAACCAGTTGCAAAAGCAATATCTGAATTCTATGAATCAGACCTTTTGTTTAAGGCAGTTGAATCTTTTGTCAAGGCAAGAACCGGCCCTGTTTTAGTGTTTGATTTTGCAATTGAATCAAAAACATATATTGATAGAGTCCAATTTAATAACAAATCTGATATGCGCTTTAAAGAGATATTAGATGAAACAAGAAAGAGAATGACAGATGAATTATGAGTTAAGAGTTATTAACTCGTTGCTTAATTCTGGCAATTATGTAGAGGCTGTAAATGATGGCATTGAAAATGTCTTCATTGAATACCGTGATATTTGGAACTTTATTATTCAGCACTATGATGAACATAAAAAGACTCCATCTAAGGATACTGTAAAACACCATTATCCTGACTTTGAATTTATCAATACCCCTGAACCTCTTTCTTATTACTTGATTGAGGCTAAGAAAGAATCACTTTCTTATCAGACACGGCAAATTATCTCTAAAGCTAATAACATGCTTAAAGATATGGGGCCAAAAGAAGCGATGGCATATCTAATGCAATCAACATCGCAACTCTATAAATTCTCCAGCAGTCTAAAAGATACTGACTTAGTAGGTGAATGGAAAGACAGAGCTGGAGATTTGCGTGAGAGATCAATGCAGGAGGCTAGGGATATCCCTGGTATTCCAAGTGGCATTAGTGTCCTTGATAAATCATTTGGTGGTTGGCAACCGGGAGACTTTGTTATCCTTTTAGGATGGACAGGTGTTGGTAAAAGTTTTATTGCTCGCTTATTCGCTGCTAATGCGTGGAGGGCTGGCTATAGACCGCTTATCATTTCATTGGAAATGAATAAACAGCAAGAAGGACAGCGACTTGATACATTGTTAAACAATGGAGAAGGTCACTTTACAAATACCGATCTTGTTAAGGCTAACCGAGGAATCGTTGACGGATATGAGAAATGGGCTGAGAAGACATTTGAAGGTAAGCATCCAATTTATTTGGTTACTTCAGAAGGTCTTGAGACTGCTGACCAGAATATGGTTCAAGCAAAGATTGACCAGTATCGCCCTGACATGGTAATCCTTGACTATCATGGCTTGTTTGACGATGCAAGTGGTGCAAAAACTGAAACAGAAAAAGCCAAGAACTTGTCTAAAGCATTCAAGCGTATTGCTGTTAAGAATGGTATTCCAATCATTGACGTAGCAGCAGTAACAATGAATGAAGGTCATGCGGAAAGACCGCCTGAACTTGAAGAAGTTGCATGGAGTAAGCAATTGGCTTATGACGCTGACTTAGTGTTAGCAATTCACCGTGAATACAATTCAGATGTATTCCAAGTAGTATCAAGAAAAGTAAGAAGATCAACACATTTTGGTTTCTATCTAAGATGGAACCTTGAAACAGGAAAGTGGAATGAAGAATGGGAGCTATAATGCCTAAGAAGTTTGTCGCTGGCGAAGCACAGGACATTGAGACAATTGTAAGATTAAGAAAGTGGATAGAGGATGAGTGGAAGCAAGTACACGGAAACTTTACCAAGACTAATTTAACAACAGACTACGATGCGCAATCAAACATTTTCAAATTCAAACTATACTTCATCAAGTAATATTGAACGAAATATTAGGGAGTTATTTGATAACTACAACATTCATATCCATTCAGAGGGTATGAATGAAGTAAACATCTTTTGCCCCTTCCATAAGAATCTTCATAGTCCGGCTTTCTACATTAATATTAAGACTGGCTTATGGCAATGCTTTAACCCCTCATGCGGTAAGAAAGGTAACTTTAGACAACTCTATAAGCAAGTTACTGGTAAGCCGTTTACAAAGGATATAAAGCTCGACCATCAAGCTCTTCAGAATACTATTGACAGAGATCTGAACTATGAAGAGGGGGAGAAAGACCAACTGAATATTTCCGATGTTGAAATAGACTATGACAATCAGGACATGTTATCTAATCTGATAACACTTTCCGAGAGAGGCCTAGAATACGAAACCTTGGAGACATTTGAAGTTGGTTATTCAATGCCAAAAGAAAGAGTTGTTATTCCCGTTAGGGATGCACAATATAAGTTAGTTGGCTTTATTGGTCGTGCAGTAAAAAGCGAACAAGAGCCAAGATACTTATACAACAAAGGCTTTAAAAGAGCCGATGTATTATTTAATATTCAGAATGCTAAATCGTATAACTCATGCATAATTGTGGAAGGCAGTATTGATGCGATGTTCATTCATCAGGCTGGATTCCCCAATGTCGTTGCTACACTTGGCTCAAGAGTGTCGGAATACCAATATAAATTGATGAGAAGATACTTTGATTCAATCACTATATTTTCTGACAATGATGCTGCTGGTGAGCAGATGAAACATGATATACTCAATGCGTGTAGTGGTAAAGAACTCTACACAGTGGAATTGCCTGCGGACAAAAAGGATGCAGGAGAGATGACACAAGAAGAAATAATAAATACATTAACAAACAAAAAAATACATATATAAGGAAGGTATAAACAATGTTTAAATCAGTAAAAACACTATCAGAGTTAGAAAAGTCAGTTGCACCAGCACAAGGAGCAAACAAGACTGGTACTAAGAAGTACCTAACTATCCAATCAGGAGAATCCATTAAGGTTCGCTTCCGTCAGGAACTTACCGAAGATGCTAAGAACTACGATGAGAAGTTCGGAACAGGCATTATGGTTCCCGTTATTACATCCCCAATTAACTGGAAGTGGCGAGCAGCTTCAACTTCCGGAATTGAGAAGTTCGGATTCCGTTGCTGGGGTTCAGAGCAAGTTTACAAGGATAAGGCTTGGAAGCCTAAGACTCACTTAGTCATCAATGTTGCAGTTGAGGTTGAGCCGGGAGTTTGGGAACCACGCATTATTGACACAACATTTAATCAGCGCCATATTGGTGCAATCTTGATTGAATACGCAAAGGAATTTGGTAGCATTACCGATAGAGAGTACAAGTATTCTCGTACAGGTTCGGGTGCTTCAGATACCAACTATAGCCTTATTCCATTGAGTGTTTCAGAAACACCAAAGGATATTGCAGAATTGCCGATGCATGATCTTGACAATGTATATTTGACATTGCCATACGATAAGCAAGAGCGTTTTTTCACCACTGGTGAAATTTCAAAAGACGAGTGGTAAATAACAGAAAGTGATGCAGGGGAGGGGTAAAAGCCTCCCCTGTTCCTTATTTATATGACAAAAAATATAGCATTAGATTTAGATGGTGTAATCGCAGACATTGGTGGTGCGATAGAAGAGTCTTTAGTCAATCAATACGGTTTTGCGAAGAATGACTATGACTATACAAAATGGTTAACAACACATCATGATTGTGAATTATCAAATGAGATGATGGGCACAAGTGTTTTCTGGAAAAACCTTAAGCCTTTTGAAGATGCTTGGCATCAAGTTAACGACTGGTTTAGCAGAGGATACGATGTTTATATCGTCACTGCAAGAAGAGCAGAAGCCTCTATGAGTGTCACTCAACAATGGCTTGATGAATGGAAGATTAATACAATGATTCCAATTTTCTGCAAGATGGGTGAAAAACATCATGTGATTAAAGAAATCAATCCATTGTTTATGGTTGAAGATAACCCTAATGAAGTAAAAACTTTATTAGATGAAGGCGTGAACGCTTATCTTAGAAGAGCATGGTACAATGAGCCATATTGGGAAGAGCTTCCAACAATTGGAAGCCTATTAGAATTGAAGATAGATGACTGATTTCGTACATTTACATTGCCATTCAGAGTATTCATTGCTCGATGGAATGTCTACTCCAGAGGAGATTGCTAGAACATCTAGCCGTAATGGGCAGTACGCAACTGCTATCACCGATCATGGAACAATGGGCGGTGTTTTAAAGTTTCAAGATGCTTGCGATAAGCAAAATGTAAAACCTGTATTTGGCATTGAAGCATACTTTGTCCCATCTGTTAATTCAGACGGTGACGGTAAGCATGAGAGATATCACCTTATTCTTTTGGCTAAGAATAATGAAGGCCTTCAGAAGTTATTCAAGGCTTCAAGAACTGGCTGGACAGATAACTTCTACTACAAGCCAAGAATGGACTTTGATCTTCTTGAGAGTCTTGTAGATGATGACATTGTTGCATTGTCAGGATGCATGGGTAGTGCTATTTCAAAGGCTATTGACAATAAGAATTATGCAAGAGCAGAGCAGTTATCAGAGCGTTTTATTAAAATCTTTAAGGATGATTTTTACTTTGAGATACAAGCTTGGAATCCTAAGCACATCAATGATGGTTTAATTAATCTTGCTGAACATTTTGGGAAAAAGGTTGTTGCTACTGCTGATTGCCATTTCCCAACACATGAAGATAGAGGCTGTGAAGAAGTCCTTCTAATGGTTTCTCAGTACCCAAGTATGGGTGCAGCAGAGGAAAGATTGGCTAAAGAAAATAGCGCAATCATTAACGACCCTAGCGCGTCTGTTGTGGACAAGATTAATAAGATGTATCCAAATCGCTCATTGCGATTTGACGAGATTAATCCATATGTCGCAGATGCCGATACTGTTTACAGTTGGTTTCAGGATGCCGGATATTCAAATGTATCTTTCTTGGAGAATACAATTGAAGTAGCAGAGAAGTGTTCAGCAAGAGTTGAGAAGAGAAAGAATCTTCTTCCAAAGTATTCTAAGTTATTTAACTCTGACGATTACCTTCGTGAGATTACTGAATTTGAATTACAAAGCAGAGGGCTTGGTGAAGAGTACAAGGCAAGATTAGAAGAAGAACTTTCAATCATTAAGCAACTTGGGTTTTCTGATTACTTCTTAATCGTTTGGGACTTGGTTAAATGGGCTGACCAAAATAACATTGGTCGTGGTACTGGTCGTGGTTCTGTCGGAGGAAGTATCTTGGCCTATCTTTTAGATATTTCTAAGGTTGACCCTATTAAGTACAGCCTCCTCTTTGCCCGATTTATTAACCCTGACCGTAATGACTACCCTGACATTGACTTAGACTTTGAAGACAAGCGTAGAGGTGAGGTTAGAAACTATCTTCGTGATAGATGGGGACATGACAAGGTAGCTGCTATTACAACTTATGGAACATACAAGCCTAAGTCTGCTGTTAAAGATGTGTCCAGAGTTTATCAAGTTCCATTCCAAGAGATTAACGCAATCACTCCATACTTTGAGACACTTGAAGAACTTGAAACATCAGATAAAGGAAAGATCTTCTGTAAGAAGTATCCCGATGTTGCAAACTTGTCAAAGAGATTAGAAGGTCGTATTCGCAATGCTGGCATTCATGCTGCTGGGATGGTTGTGTCATCAATTCCGCTGACTGATGTGTGCCCAGTAGAATCTAGAAAAGATGTTAATGCTGGTGTACGATCTGTCGTTACAGCATTTGACATGGAAGACGCTGAAGCAGTCGGTCTAATTAAGATTGACGTATTGGGCCTTAAAACTGTATCAGTCATTAAAGACTGCATTGCAAAGATTAAAGAAAGAACAGGAAAAGATGTTACAGAGGAATCTCTTGAACTCGGTGATAGCCTTGTATACAAGAATATTGCAGAAGGTAATACCGTTGGCGTATTTCAAACTGATGCCGCTGCTTACAGGAATCTTATTGAACGAATGGGCGTTGATAATTTCAATGACTTGGTTGTTAGCAACGCTCTAGTTCGCCCTGGCGCTTTGCTTTCACAGGGCAAGACTTATATTGAATGCAAAAAGGGGGAGAAGAAGCCTAAGTACCCCCATCCAATCGTAGAAGATATTCTTCGTGAGACATACGGTACAGTTATCTTTCAGGAACAGCTTATGCAAATGGCTGTACTCATTGCTGACTTTACATGGTCAGAGGCTGACAAACTTCGTAAGATTATTGGTAAGAAGCGTGATGCTGCCGGATTTGATGAGTATAAAGAGAAGTTCGTAAATAACAAGTACATTACAAGAGAGAAGGCTGAGAAGATCTGGGCTGACTTTGAATTAGCCGCCTTGTATATGTTTAACAAATCTCATGCCGTTGCTTACTCAATGCTCTCGTATCAGACAATGTGGTTAAAGACTTATTACCCTCTTGAGTTCGTATGGTCATTGCTATATAACGAGGACTCAACAGATAAGATTACTGCTTATCTTATGGATGCTCAACGACTTGGGGTTAAGGTTCTTCCTCCTGATATCAATGAGTCAGATGAATACTTTACTATCGGTCATGAAGATGGAGAAGAGGGTATTAGATTCGGTCTGAGTAATGTTCAAGCTTGCGGTAGAACTGCCATTGATGAGATTGTCTCTAAGCGACCATTTAACTCTTACGATGAATTCAATAACAAATGCTCTAAGAGAGCTGTAAGATCCAATGTCAAAGAAAACTTAGAGAAGGTAGGTGCATTCAAATCAATCGGGTTTGAATCGCAATACGAACATGAGCGTTACTATCTCCCAATCTTAGGATTCCCCATCACTATTGTCTCGGATAGAAACGAAATGGATGAATTCGTAGAGGATATAGCAAACTTCCATGAGATTAACTCTCCATTGACGCTGGTTAAGGCTGTCGTTCGTTCTACTAAGAAAACACCACAATACCTCCGTATTGAATTTGAAGATGCCTCAGGCTCGGCTACGGTGTTTGCAGAGCGTGATACAGAGGTGGCCGTCAGAGACTATCTCTATGCCCTTATCGGTGACAGAACGCTTCACTCATTTAGTGACGCTTTTAACTATATTGATTCACCGCTACATGAGTTCATTAAGTTGAGAGCTAAGGGGTTTGAGCATGACTATGGGTGGCTGTATCCATCGGGGTTGGGAGATGCTGACAACGAAAAGACGCTGTTGTATATCTTCCATACAAGATTCTTTACAACACAGACTGGTAAGGATATGGCAAACCTGTATTGCTGGGATGGGAAACAGATCTTTAAGATTGTTGTCTTTCCTGGGGTTTTTGGGAAACTGAAAAGTATCATCAAAAAGGGCTCTTGGTATGCTGCAAAACTTGCTAAAATTGAGGACAAGAAAACGCTTACACGCTTGGATTCATACAAGATTGAAAATGAGAGAGCGATGATTCCGATTGAGAAATATATTGACATGAAAGGATTAAAGAATGCTGGTATGGTCTGATAATCAGATACCAAAATTTAGTGAGGGCTATGGCTACACGCCTGACCGTTTATGGGATTTTATTGGCACAAGCGGATTGCCGATCCGTAGAAGCAAGCCCACGCATTGGGGAGAGATTGGTAAGATTCAAGTGCCACCCGAAATTGCTGCAATGGAAGGAATTGGCTTTGGATACATGGAAAAGGATAACTGCTCTGAAGAGATTGTAATCAATCATTCCGTACCGGAAGCCTTTGTTAAGTCACGGATTTATTCCGTTGGTTTTACATTCTGGGAAACAAATAAACTCCCTGACCATTGGGTAAGGCTATGTAATGACATGGATGAGGTTTGGACATGCAGTGAAGAGATGCGTAAGGTATTTAAAAATTCCGGAGTGCGCGTTCCTATCCATGAATTTAAGTTAGGTGTTGACCCAACAATCTATTATCCAAAGTTAAGAACTCCTCATTCGACATTTACATTCTTATCCATTGGCTCACCTTCTAGTCGTAAGAATTCTCAATTGTCTATTGATGCATTTTTAAGAATGTTTGAGGGCAATGATAACTACCGTTTAATTTATAAATCTAATGGAGATCCTGATGGAAGAATCTATCGTAATGGAGAAGTCAATGGCCTTAGACATCCTCAGATTGAAGTTATTGATGAAGAGGTATCTCACGAAGAACTCGGCAGAATATTTGACATGGCTGATTGCGTGTTGTATCCGACTAGCGGAGAAGGATGGGGTAATCTTCCATTCCAAGCAATTGCAAAAGGTATTCCAACAATTTGCACAAATGTATTAGCCTGTACAGAGTTTGCTCATATGTCTGTCCCTCTTGATTTTAGATGGGGGACATGGAGAATGTTTGGAAGATATGAGAACTGTGGTGAATGGGCGGAGCCAATCTTTGATGATTTATGTGATAAGATGCTATATGTTGCTGAGCACTACGAAGAAGTTGCTCGGAGAACATATGAGAGCGCTATTTATATTAATGAGAATATGACTTGGGAGAAAGTATCCCAGCCATACATTAAAAGAGCAGAAGAGATTTTACAAGAGGTTAAGGGCTGATGAAAATACATTACATAAGTTGTCATTCTATTTTAGAATATGATGAAGTACAGCTCCTAACAGACTTAGGGCATGAAGTATTCTCTAATGG